CTCCTAGAAGCCCAAATCGGCTGCCGCTATTAACGGTCAACCGCTCATTAGGCTCTCCCTCTAGGCCAGTACTGGCCCAGACCGTCCTAAAAGGGCGATCTCCATCCAAGCTTTATGTCGACGTGCTTGGGACGTCCAGAACGTTCCAAGTGGTCCTCATTCACGCTTAAGATGGGGTTTAGCCCACCAAAGGCGGCCATGCCATAGACATTTGGCATGGATTCGGGACGGGACGAGGTTGTTTCCAACCTTACAATCCCGTTGTCCCCGAACAAGTGGAAACACTTGAGAAGGGCACCATAATCTCCGAGAGGATTTTTCGGAGCTTTGGCCTTCACTACATACCCCTTGACTAAAGGGGTATGAAGGCTTGGGTGCATCCTTTCGGCTTTGTAGCCTAGGGATGTGACCCTGCCCAACACGGGGGAAGTAGGCTCGACATCGGGGTAGTATTTCAACAAACCCCGAATTTGTTCGTCAAGCCACTGGCAGGTTTTCCAGTAACCACTCAAATAGAGTTGGTTCCGGAGCGCCACCAGACTAATTACCTCCGTTACGTCTGTCGGTGTGGTAGGTAACGCTTGCCGGCAACGGACGATTGAAACGTCCGCGCCATTAAAGTATTCCTTGCCACAAGACTCTCTGAACCTTCCGGTCCAGAAAGACTTGTCCGTTCCGACTGAAGCACCAAAATGCTCCAGCGTTCGGATCACCGATAGCACATGGTCAGTGGGGACAATTAGGTCGTCCCCAAAGACACGCACCGAACCGGAGAAGCTAAAAACGCCTCTTCGGCTTAGCGACCGGTTAAGCGATCTCTGGATCCCTAAGAAGATCAATGTCGTGAAGACCATCGCCTCCATCGGGAAACAAAGTGCTGAACCCATAGACGCAAACTTAGCTAAGCGAATTACTTCGCCGCTAGGTAAGACAGCCCGTCGAGACCTAGTCGCATCGACAGCCGCACTCAAATGCGGCCACCGACGTAACATGGTCCTGACAAGCTGATTGGAGACCCTATCGGAAGCGTCGCTCAAATCGAGCGTAGCGGTAAGGTTATCAACCGAACCACTATGAGCAAGGAGCCTATTCGGCTCCTGATCATCGAAACCGATAACTCGTGAGAGGAGTCTATCCCTCCCATGATACCGTAGGAATCGCTCTAGAACCGCTTGCTGCATATATTGCATGCAAGTAGGCTCCATTGCTATCACACGGGGAGTCTTCAACGTCTTAGGAACTAAGGTCACCTTAACGGGAACCTCAGCTCCGGGTTCGAGGAAAGTCACATCCTGTAACTGTTGGTAATACCTCCAGTTAGGTAAGATGTACTCACCGGCGGGAAATACCGCCTCGAGTCGAGTAGTCCAGGTCTGCTGACGATACTTCTCGTTTCCGAGAAGGCCATCGGCAGTTGATCCTGGACCATGCTTAGGGATAACCTCCTCATGATAGATATCTCTATCCATCTGGGTGAAGATGTCCCTATATAGCAAATCCGACATAGCTGAAAACTCATCCAGATCTCTCTGAGTGAGCTCAGCGTCAGATTCTCGGACTTCCTGCTCACACTTGACATAGTTACGTATCGCAGCAGCATTCCGCTCGTCAGAGCAGGGATGCTGCATTTTGCCAAAAAACAGCGTAAGCTGCCTAATGGCAATGATTGAGTCGATACATGGCTCGTCAAGTAACAGGCCACTATCCCTGTCGAACACACGGTTGAAGAAACCCCCAAGAAACTTGGGGGGGCCTTCCCCATTCCTTCTACGAGAGAAGGCTGGGTGGATACCGACATGACCCTGGTCAAGCCACTTTTGGGTAGCTTTTCCAAGATCAGGTAAGGTGATCGTCATAAACGACCACCCCTCATGTTCGACACGATCCGCGACGGTTTTAATGTCGCGGATGGCGCTCGTGCAACACAGGCTGGCTGATTCCTCGGCCAGCCGGGACCAGAGTGACATCAGGCTTTTCACTGTCCCTCCTATATAAGAAGGTGTACAGATCCATAGCCTATGTTACTTACAGAGCATCTCTATCAGAATTCTCCAATAGAGATGCAATATCACGGAGTGATCTGCTCGAAGACAGACCAGCCACGCCATGGGTATGGTGTAGTGGAGGGTGACATGCCCCCACACACTAATTAACCACGACGTTGACGACACGATGAGCAACATCGAAGACGACGAACACAAGCAAGAGCGTTTTATAGCTCACGCGAATGTTTAACGTCACCTCGTTGTACTCAGCGCTGTCACGGCCCTGGACTAGAGACGCCCAATGACGACGATGCTTACTCGGACTGGCCTGTCGGCCTTGTCCAAGATCACCTGCGTATCCAGGATTTTCATCCCGGGCGCCGGTGTTGGCATCCTTGTCGAAGGGAACGTCTTCACGAGGAAACACATGGTGATTACTCCCGGTTTCACCGGGATTCTCACCCATATTTCCTCACGCTCCAGGCTCACCGCTGACGTCGCCGTGGGTACGGCTATTGAGCCAGAAAAGGTACGCGTTTGACCGCGTGCTGACTTCCGGCTTAGCCTCCGACCCCTGAAGGCGGAGAAGCGCCTCGCGATAGCGAGAGCTCTCCGCCAGGGACGGACCCCGACGACGTACAACCTGCCCGCTTCCGCTGGGAGGCTGTTTCATTCTATGATTCACCTCCTAGTAGTCGCGAGATCAGGGCGTCTGTGCTCGCGGTGTACAGGCCCTTAAAGCCCGTATATACCGCCAAGGCCTCGGTGTTCGTATAGCCGGCAGGCGGAAGGTCGAAAACGGTATAAACCGCCATCGATACCTTCACGTTTTCTGTCGGCCGGAACGGATCCGGGGCGAGCTTCGAGTGATCGAACCGCAGAAGCCTCCTTGTCCTTTTGCCATAGGCATGGGACGCGGTAAGCTTCCATAGTCCGTCACTACTCAGATACTCGGACTCGTCCTGATCCACGCTGGTGCGTGGCAGAGGAGTCGTTGTGCCTGAGATAGTGATAGATTGCGGATCGGTAAATGCCATAGGCATCACTCCTAGGGCTCCGGTCTGGAACCCCAATTCGGCGTTTGCACGATGCTAACTTTCATAGCTAGTGTCGGGTAGACCCGATCGCTGCCATGATGGCCTTCTGACGGGCTGTCAAACCCGTCAAGAGAGTGCCAAACCCAAAGGGTGTGGCTCTTCTCCGCTGCTTAGTCGCAGTGACCAAGATCAACGGATCGGGAACTCCTACACCTCCCTTGAAACCGGAAGGTGCAAGCTGGTAGTAGGTGTCTTGAGCAATAGTATGCTCCATGACATACCCCCACCGCACGATCAGGCTGTCTTCCAGCAGCTGGCTAACGTTATGAATGACGTTACCAGCATTGGTAAACCAGTCAACAGCCCAGCTCCACGGGGCGACATTCCAAACCGTTTCTGGATCCAGGTGTATCCCTAGCAATTTATTTGCCAGGAATACATGCTTCTCAAAATCGGTCTTCCGATAAAAATCATCGGGCAACCAATAAGAGAAAGCACCTGAGAACCAGCGCCGTGTTGTCACACGGCTTTCACGGTAGGTGGCGCCTCGTGCAGGGTTCTGCAGATCGACCAAATCAGACGACATCGGATACAGCACGGGAAGTGCTGAAGATGCCAGTCTGGTCGAATCATACGAACTCTGAGGTGGAAAACTAAACCGACGACGAACTATCCGACCAGCATCTCTTTCGTACTGTTTACACAGACGATCGAAATCTGCGACACCGTTCGCAAAGGACGCGATGTCGTTGGCAAGCGGCTTATAGCCAAATTGCCAATTCAGATACTCCTCACCTCCCTTACGGAAAGTGAGGGTCTTCGCACGCCACAAAGCCGCACCCACAAGATGGGGCAGCTTATCGTGGTAAAGCTCAATAAGAGCCGTGAGAAGGTTTGCCGTCTGGTTCGTTGGTGAGCACAGAGCTATTGCCCTTGTACCCCACTTATCGAGGTCAGCATTGCTGCTAGCCCCGGAAGCGGGAAAGGACAACGGCACTGGCATGCCACCAGGGAGAACCCCGCCCTTAAAAACGGCGGAGTACTCACTGAATTGGCCGTAATCCATCACACCAGTTGAAATCGTTCTCGTCCCCGGATTAGGGGACTTGATAAATTTCTTCTGGGTGAAGAAATCACCACCAGCGTCCAGACCAGCCTTAATTAAGGCTTCCCTGTCTGGATGGTTTTCGGAGACAGTTACCTGACTCCCTTTTAGGCTACCCCCACTCCCCAAATCGGATAACCTCGTGACGGATTCATCAATCCGAACAGGAGGCGTCCGATACGTATATCGGGAAGTGAGGGTCCCGCGCATCTCCCTATCGGGAAGAGCGCGGACCCTAGTGTGGGTACCCAAAAGCACCAGAGCTCCTTAAGGTCCCAGGGGGTACTCCCCCTGATCCAACCACCAACAATGACCCCTCCCCGGAAAGGAGGGACCACCATAGGTGGACGGATTGTTTTGCACCGCGCCGGGAGCCCCTCAC